GCACGGCTCTTTTCTGTTGCCCCGGATTACAAATTATCCTCGGAATTACGGCTTGCGGTGCGGAAAATAATAAAATGCTCTCCGCTGCTCGAAAAGCACTTCAAGATCACCCGTGATATGATAACCTGCAAGCTCACGGACAACGAATACACACCGCTTGCCTATTCCAATGACCGGCTTGACGGTAAGCTCGCAAACGCTTTTCTTGCGGACGAGGACGGCGCTATGGACACTTACCCCGTGGAGGCTATGACTTCTTCTCAGATAAATCTTAAAAACAAGCTCGGAATTATTATATCGACACGTTATCCGAATGATAACAATGATTTCGATGAACGCATAAAATTCTGCAAAAGAATACTGGACGGAATACAGGATTCGGAGAATTATTTCGCTCTTCTCTATGAGCCGGACGATGAAATAATTCCCGAATGGCCTACAAATGACAATGTTTTATTTCAGGCAAATCCTGCAATGCTCGACAAGCCGGAAATGCAGGAAAATCTCTTTGAAAAGCGTGCTATGGCACGTATTTTTGACAGTCAGAAAGAGAATTTTCTCTGTAAGCACTGCAATATTTCATACAGGGGAATCGGGTCGGAGGGATATGTTCCGATAGACAAGGTGCAGAAATGCAGGATAGCGAAAAATGATGATTTCTGGTATGGAAAATATGTGTATCTCGGATTTGACCTGTCTCAGACTGAGGATAACACCGCTGTTGCTATGGCGGCATATATCGACGGAATTATTTACTGCCGTGTTATGGGATTTATTCCCGGTGACAAAATTGAGGAAAAATCCGACAGGGAAAAATTCAACTACCGGCGGAGCGTGAACAACGGCGAATGCATCGCCTGCGGAGGCGATGTGATCGATTATTCAATGGTTGAAAATTATATTCTGACGCTTGAAGAAAAGCTCGGTGTACGTGTGGTTTATGCGGCGTATGACAAGTACAATGCGCTTTCTACTGTGCAGAAGATAGAAGGCGCCGCAAACCCGATTCAGTGTGTTGAGGTTATGCAGCATTCAAGAGTGCTTCATCCTGCGACAAAGCTTCTGAAAGAAAAAATTCTGACGGAAGAATTCAGGTATGAGGAAAATTATATGCTCGAAAATAACTTTGCGAATGCACGCTGTACGGAGGACACAAACCTTAACAAATACGTAAACAAAAGACGTTCTTCCGGCAAGGTGGATATGGTCGTCGCCCTGATAAATGCCGTTTATCTGATAAATGAAAATGAAATTATCGGCGGAAATGCGGTAGGCTGTACGATAATTGAATGCTTATGATTTTAAGCAATTCTGCTTAAATATATAATAATAAAAACGGAGGTAATATTTTTATGGGACTCAAAGAACTTAACGAAAAGAGAGGAGATCTTCTTCAGGAAATGCGCAGTATCGTTGACGGCGCAAAAGCCGAAAAGCGCTCTATGAACGAAGAGGAAAACACAAGAGTTGAAGCAATAACCGCTGAACTCGACAACATCGACCGCTCTCTCAGAAATGAAGAGCGTGCCGCTTCTCTTCTCGGAAAAGAAGACAAAAATGTCGTAAATGCAGGCGCTTCAGAGCAGAGAGCAGCGAGAGATATCGTCGCAGATATGGTGCGTCTCCGTGAAAACCGTGCAAACGAAAACACGGTTTCCGGTGTGGGAAATATCGTTCCTATCGAGTTTTCACAGGACATCATCAAGAAGGTGACCGAGCTCAGCGGTATTTTGCAGAGAATTTCCATTGTAAATTCAAAGGGGATTTACAAGCAGATCGTTCAGAATGATTCGTACAAGATAACGGCGGGCTGGACTGATGAAATTGCGGAAATTACCGCTTCTGCGGCAAAATTCACGACACTGGAGATCGGTCACCACAAACTCGCTTCACTCGTGAAAATGTCGCTTGAACTTATCAATCAGAATGAATTTGATGTTGTAAGCGAATTTATGTCGCAGATGACTCTTGATTTTTCGATAAAGGCGGAATCTGCGATAATCAGCGGAGACGGTTCAGGAAAGCCGTATGGTCTGACTACCTCGGGAACCGCTTACACGCTCACTGCGGCGGCAATTACTGCCGATGATATCATCAAGATTTTCCACACGCTGAAAGCGAATTATCATCCGAATGCAAACTGGCTTATGTCTAACGATACGCTGTGCAGAATACGTCTGCTGAAGGATTCTACAGGTCAGTATCTTTTCCACCAGAACGAAATGACGGGCGGCTATGTCGGGACAATTCTCGGTAAGCCTGTGCTTATTTCCGAGTGTATGGACAACATTGCAGACACAAAGAATCCGATACTTTTCGGCGATTACGCAAGGGCTTACAAGGCAAATCTCAACCCCGATATGACGCTTCAGATACTTAACGAAAAATATGCTGAATTCGGTATGAGAGGCATTCTCGGTATTCTCTGGCTGGACGGACGTCCGGTAAATCCCGAGGCTTATGTAAAGGTTACGGTGGATGTCGGATGAGAATAAAAGCTCTCATATCCTTTGTGGGGGCTGTTGATATGAACATAGGCGAGGTGCGTGAGATCTCCGACGAGAAGCTGGCGTCCTCGCTTATTTCTTGCGGCTATGCCGAAAGGATTGAAAACACAGGCGGTGATGTTGATGCTGATATCGGAAATAACAGTCGCAGACGTAAAAAAGGCGTTAAGAATTGACTACGATCACGACGATGACCGCATTCTGAATGAAATTATGCCTGCCGCTCTCGCTCAGATAATTACGCTTACAAACCGTGAGGAAGCCGATCTTGACAATTTTCCTCAGCTTGTTACGGCGTATATGTGCCTGTGCAGTGATTATTATGACGGCGTGTCTGAGCGTGAGGAGGCGGCAAGATCGATATGTCACGGCGTACAATTAAATCTGGTGGTTTAGTCGGTAAGCACCGACAGGCATGATAATTTCATGCAAAGCCGGGTTAAGTAAACAGCTTTATATTTTCATGAATGGAAGTGTAACGGTTTGAAGAAGCACGTTCCGAGAAATATCATCACGTTTCAGAAAACGGAAGATAACGTTAATTACACCGATATTTTCACCTGTCACGCATACATAAACGGGCTGTACGGCAATGAATTTTTTATTGCAAATGCCGGTTTTGATTCGGCGCTGACTGTTGAGATAGAGTGCAGATATTGTCCTGAGCTGATGATAATTTCCACGACACACAGGGCTGTTGACGGTGAAGGAAATGTCTATGAAATTCTTTCTCCGGCTGATGATATTCAGCTCGCACACAAAACTATCAAATTCAGATGCCGAAAGGTGATGCAGCTTGAATGATGAATTACAGGTTTCAGCTATGGGCTGGAATAACATTCTGACTATTTTTCTTGAATTTGCAGGAGATCACGGCATAAAAACAGCGTGGCATTCTTTTATACAGGTGCCGAATGTTCACAGGTTCGGGACATATCACGTTCCCGAAACAAATTTTGACGGTCCGGATGAGATATGCGGTGAAAAGTGGGAATACGGTGATATTTTCTTATTCTACAAGGACGCAAAGACCGCCGATGATACAGCACTTGAAGAAGAGCTTGAACACGATCTCAGGTTTGCCGCAAAGTTCAGAAAGACCTGCGGTTTTGATGATGAACAGGGGCTGTTTTACAGCAGATATTCATTTTTATGTCACGAATTTTTACCGATGAACTGACAGGATAAGTATTCTGCTGAAAATATAAAACACATAAAAATAAACTGACGAAAGGTGGAAACTTTTATGGCGAAAACTCAGAGAGAAGAAACATTTTACGGCTCCGGAAAGGTTTATTCCAGGGCTTATGACAAGGCGACTTTTCCCCCGATAGCAAATCCGGGAACTATGACTCACGCAGAGGCTATCGCTGTTATCAATTACCTGAAGGAAACTATGGTGAGCGATTATCAGATAGGCTATCTGAAAAACGGCTTCGATTTCAAGATCGACACGAATACACTTTCCGATCACTCCGATCTCGGTGAAATGAAAATTGACGTTATCACCGAGGAAACAGGAACCTGTACTTTTGCACTTTTCAACTGCTCCATTGACGTTATTGCGGCTCAGTACCCGACTGCCGCTTATTCAAAGGATGCTTCGACACAGCTCGAAATCGCTGAGGTCGGCGGTCTTGCAAATATGGACGACACCGAACACGTTATCGTATTCTATCACTCCGACACCAAAAACGGCGATACTATGGCTATCTGCGTCGGAAAGAATATGTCCGGCTTTGAAACTGCGTGGAAACAGGATTCCGTTACTCCCTTCTCCTGCACATTCAACGCTCAGCCGTTTACTTCCGACGGCCGTATTTACAGGCTTGCGCACACTCCCGCCGGCTTTGACTGGTCTGCGGCTCCCGTTACCGTAAGCTCGATCACAATGAAAACTCAGCCCACAAAGACGACTTACGCTGAGGGCGATCCTCTTGATGTGGCAGGCGCTGTTATTACGGCAACATTCAGTGACACAACAACCGATGACATCAATGTTACTGCCGATATGTGCAGCGGTTTTGATTCTTCGACAACAGGCGAAAAGACCGTTACTGTTACATACGGCGGAAAAACTACTACATTTACTGTTACGGTTTCGTGACTGTAATTCCTGCGGAATAATCGTAACTCAATAAATTATCGAAAGGACTTGTGCGGCGTGGAAATTACTGCGATAAAAAAACCTGTTTTTACAATCGATGTTCCGACAATCGGAAAAATATCCTGCCGCACCTGTACCTTGCGGGAGTACAAGCAGTTACAGACTCTTCAGGGTCTGCGGAATGTCCTCGAAAACGTCGTTATCGGGGATATTCCGCAGACGTTAAAGGCTGTTGAAATAATATGGGCGAAATTATATCTCGGTGCTGTTGATGATTTTATCGGGAAAAACAAGGACTTCCTGATGATGCCTTCGGACGGAAAAGAAAAAGAACAGGAAAAATGTCGTCTGAAAATTCTCACAATGCCCGAAAAGCTTGCGGCGGATTATACCGGGCTGAATTTCTGCGAAATACTTGACCTTGACATCATAGATTTCAAGCTTATTTCCGCCGATGCTTACAAGTTCCTTGTTATGCAGAACAAGCCCGATGCCGTGAAATATCTCAACGGGTGCTATGCTTTTATGCACGATCTTTTCTCCGCAGATCAGGAGTTTTCGGCGGATACAATTACTTTTATGTAGGCGGTGAATTATGGGTATTTTTGATTTTTTCAGAAGGGAAAAGCGCTCGGAAATTAACGGTGCTGTCACGCTTGAAGAGCTTCTCGGAGGAAACATCGCTCTTACCGTAAAGACAGCAATGCAGGTTCCGGCGGTGGCATATTGTGTGGAAATGATCGCAGGTGCTGCGGCTATGCTTCCGGTAAAGCTGTATGTAAAAAAATCCGATGGTGAAATTGAGGAAATTGACGGCGACAGCAGGGTTAAATTTCTCAATTCCGACACAGGCGACACGATAAACGCCGATAATATGCGTCGTGTATGGGTGAGGGATTTTCTTCTGACGGGTTCGGCATTTGCTTACATTGAGAGCTGTTACGGAAAGGCTTCAAAATTAAAATATATTCCTTCAAGCGCTGTTTCGGTTATGAAGGACGATATCGATTATATAAACAAGCGCTTTTCCTATATGGTGAACGGCGCTGAAATTCTGCCGTACAGAATGCTTAAAATTCTCAGAAATTCCGACGGATTCGGCAGAGGAAGGGGGATTGTCGAGGAAAGTCCCCTGATTCTCGAAACTATGTATCAGCTTCTGAAATTCCAGAAAAATCAGGTGCTGAAGGGCGGAAACAAGCGCGGATTTCTCAAAACCGACGGAACTGTAAGACCGGAGGTGCAGGAAAATATCAAGAATAACTGGCGGAAAATAAATTCAAATGATGATACAGAAAAAGTTATGTTTCTGAACGGAAATGTCGATTTCAAGGAAATGTCCTCAACCTCTGTTGAAATGCAGCTGAATGAAAATGTAAAGACTAATGATCTTGAAATTATGCGGCTTTTCGGAACGGTGGACGGCATTCTTTCCCCAGATACGGTAAAAAACGCCGTGATGCCTGTTCTTGATGCGTTTGAAGCTGCGTTCGATGCAGATCTGCTTCTTGAAAGCGAAAAGAAAGACCACTATTTCGCTTTCGACACCAAGGAGCTGACACGAGGGAGCGTTTCGGAGCGTTATAGCGCTTATGCCGTGGCTTTGCAGAATAATTTTATGCAGCTTGATGAAGTACGTGCGCTGGAAGATCTTCCTCCGCTCGGTTTCAATTATATCACTCTTGGATTGCAGAATGTGCTTGTCAATCCGAAAACGGGTGAAGTATATACGCCAAATACGAATGCGAGCGCTAATATGAACAGGCTGGATAATATTGATAAGGACAATAATGTCCCTGCCGATAAAGAGGACAGGGGATATTTTTTTCAAGAAGGGCGGTAAAACAATCTATGTTGATACCGAGAAAGGTTCGGGAAGCTCAAAGAAATCAGGAAAAAAGGTTGACAAAGTTTCAAAAGGTGGTATAATTAAAGATGAAATAAGTGCTTTGGGTGCGAATAAGTTTGAACAAGGATTTTCCGAAGAAAACCTTGATAGGCACTGGGGCGGAATAAGCGACCATTCCAGCGAGTATAAAGGATTTACGAGGGAACAATATGCTCAAAGGGCATTAGAGCTTGTACAGAGTGCGGCAGATGGTAAAAATATACTCGGATATAAACTTTCAGATGGTACAGTTGTAAGATACGATGTAAAAACATTCGATTTTGTCAAAGGACACCCTAAATATGGAATTTATACGATGTTCAAGCCAAACAATAAATCTGCATACTTTCACCAAAAGAAGAAAGACGAAGGAGGAATCACAAAGTGAGAAGAGAAAATTTTTCCTGTCCTGTATGTGGACAGCATATTTTTAAGACGAACTTCACAGATGAAACTTGCCCTGTTTGCTATTGGATAAATGACATCGTTCAGAACGAAGATCCCGACTACGAGGGCGGTGCAAACCCTCGGACACTTAATCAGCGCCGACGGGAATGGCAGGAACAGCATAATAGCTGATTTTACAGTCAACTGAAAAGGAAAGATGAAAATATGGGAGAGAAGTTTATTATAGGCGCAACAGCGAATATTTTCAAAGAAATTGATGAATCTTTCAATTTTGAGCTTGTAAAAGCGCTGCGAAGCGGCAAAGACCACAAAGAGGTGTTAAAAAAAGATGCCGAGTGGCTTAAAGCCGTGCTTCCGGAATATATCGACGCAGAAGTAAGTAAGCTTATAAACACACTCGGTATTGAATCGGATTAACGTCTGTATGGCTTCTTGCGAGTGCCTGTTACAGATACACCATCGACTTTTATGCTGAATTTGGATTCGACAGGAATAATACTTAGATTACACTCTACACTTCCGTATTCAGCATAAATGTGTACTCTTCCGATGAATGTTGGCGAAATGGACAATCCCAGATTTGACCTTGTCGGCTCTCCAATACCACACACATTACAAATGCGTGATTCAAGTCCAAAAGTGCTGAGTTTGTCCATTTCAATTTCAAAATCATCAAAATTAGACATATAATCACCCCCTCTCTCTAATGGTGATTATATCACAAAAATCAAATACAGTCAAATAACCGTTTTACAGTCAACCGTAAAGCGGTTTTTCTATGCCCGAAAGCAGGTGATAACTACGGCAGATAAAACACTCGGCGAACAGCTTATGGATTCGCTCACACGGTACACGACCGAAAAAGAAAAGGAAATACACAAGGCGGCGCTCAGCATTCAGAAGGAAATGCTTTCCGAGGTCGTTTCACGCTCCCCTGAGCTGGATTATACTCACAACAATGGTGTCAGGCGGCGGATCGTTGTCCGCAGAATGGGGAAAACTCCTGCAAAATGGGGCTCGTGGGGTGAAAGATTCTCCCCCGGAAGGCTTCGTGCAGGGTGGATAAAATCAACACAGTCCCCGAAAGGAAAGCAGAAAATTTACGCTGTTCGCAACAAGGCTGTCCCTAACCTTGTTCATCTGGTAAACTTCAAGCACGATAATTTCGTGCATGGGCATTTCACGGGTGAGATAAACGGAAACAAGAAAAATCCCGAATTTGTAACAAAAGCGCAGGACAAGGGCATTGAACGCTTCGGGAAAGAGATAGAAAAAATCCTTAAAAAGTAAGGTGAAAATATGGCACAGTACGGCTATATGGCGAAAATCGGAATGGATACTTCCGGTTTGCAGGCGGGTCTTAAAAATATAAATTCTTCGCTCAAAGCAACCGACAGCGAACTTTACAAGGTTCAGAAATCCATTAAATCCGCTCAGCAGGCAGGAACGGACAGGTCTGATCTCTTAAAACAGAAGGAAGAAGTTCTTAAAAATGCAATTTCCGATACTTCCAAAAAGCTTGAACAGCTAAGAAGCGTTGAGGAAAATGTAAGAAATGCCGCAAACAATAAAAATATTTCGGCTGAAAATTACAGGGATTATCAGCGTGAAGTCGCAAACACCGAGGCTCAGCTGAAACAATATCAGAATCAGCTTTTGCAGACTCAGCAGGAAGAACAGAATTCCGCAAGCGCAAATCAGATGGTGACCGCTTCGCTCGCTGATGTGCAGAGCGCTTATCAGAAGGTCGCCGCTGATATAAAGGTTTTTACCGATTCACTGAAATGGGCGGCAGATAAAGCGGTAAGTTTTTCTAAGGATGCGATTCAGTATTCGATAAACGTCGGTAAATCCTTTGAAAGCTCGATGTCTCAGGTCAAGGCGTATTCCGGCGCTGTCGGAGAGGATTTTACACTGCTCGAAAATGCCGCTAAGGATGCAGGCGCAACTACATCAAAATCGGCTTCCGAGGCCGCCGATGCGCTCGGATATATGGCGCTCGCAGGCTGGGACACGCAGGAAATGCTCGAAGGCTTAATGCCTATCGTCCGTGCAGCCGAAGCGGGAACGGCTGATCTCAAAAGAACTTCCGATCTTGTGACGGATTCGATGTCTGCGATGGGCGTTGCTACATCTGATTTGTCGCATTATCTCGATATCTGCACGGCGGCGCAGAGTAACTCAAACACTACGCTCACCGCTCTGCTTGAGGCATATGTCGGCTGCGGCGGTACTCTTCGGAATTTAAATGTTCCGCTCGAAGAATCTGCAACACTTCTCGGAACGCTCGCAAACAGAGGTATAAAAGCTTCGGAGGCGGGAACTTCTCTCAATTCGATACTTGTAAATCTGATGGGTGCAAATAAGTCCGCCCGTGATGCAATGGAAAGTCTCGGCGTTTCGGCGTGGGACGCTGAGGGCAATTTTATCGGCGTGGCAAATACGCTGAAACTGCTTGACGGCGCTCTCGAAAACTGCACCGAACAGGAAAAGGCTTTCTTTGAAGCTAAAATCGGCGGCAAAACTCAGATGGACACTTTGCAGGCGCTTATCGCCGGTGTGCGTGACGAATATGACGAGCTTTACACTACGCTCGAAAATTCCAACGGTGCTTTGCAGACAACAGCTGACACAATGCACGACAACCTCGCAGGTGCAGTCACTACGATGAAATCAGCTCTGGAAGCGCTCGGTGTGGAATTCTACGATTACCTCGAAGAGCCTGCCCGTGAAGCTGTAGAAGCTGTCACAGAAGCTCTGAGGACGCTTACGGCTTCGGTCGATAAGGGAGAGCTGTCCGAAAGCCTGAAAAAGCTCAGTGAGAAATTCGGAGAACTTATCGAAAAGCTCGCGGAATTCGCATCTGAAAAAGGAATAGAGCTTGTTATTGACGGGCTGTCCGATCTTGTTGATGTGCTGTCATGGTGTGCGGATAATATTGATACGCTCTCGACTGCTGCAGCGGGTCTCGGTGCGGCATTTCTTCTTATAAAAATCACTCCGCTTGTCATGGATATAGTCGCTCTTGGCGGTGCTATCGGTTCGCTGATCGGCACTATGGCTGCGGCTGAAACTGCATCGGGCGCACTTGCGATCGCAATGGCTTCAATCCCCGCCGTTGCGGTCGGTGCTGCAATAATCGCACTCGGAACAGCTATCGGGGCATATATCGTTCACGTAAACGAAGCGGCGGCAAAAACCGCACAGCTCCGGCTCACGATGGACGAAAATATCGATTCTGTACTTGACTATAAGAAAAGTCTCGATGATCTTGAAGAATCGCTTGCAGACGTTGAAAAGGAAACGGACAGGACGTTAAAAACTGCGGATAATGCTCTGAAAAGTCTTGACGATCTTGTAGATGAAAACGGAAATCTCAAGGATGCACAGGCTGATGTTGACGAGCAGCTCCGGATACTGAACGAGACATTCGGTCTGAACCTCACCGTGATAGACGGGCAGATACAAGGCTATAAAGACCTCAGAGAAAGCTATGAGGATTACTGTGAAAGTCTGCGGAGAAATGCCAAGCTTGAAGCGATGCACCCCGCGTATGTCGAGGCTGTTGATAAAGTCGAGGAGCTTGAACAGAACCGCGATGAGGCAAACCGCAAAAAAGGAAGTGCAATAAGATTGAAATCCCGCGCGGAGAATAATCCGGAAGGATTTTCCAATGCGGAGCTTGACGAGATCGCAGCAAGCGATGATTTCAAGGTGTGGCTCAGCGAAAACGGATATAAAGAAAAGGATATCATAGACACAAAATGGAACTGGGTCGAATGGAACAAGCTCAATGATTTCTTTCAATGGAAAATAGGTCGTGCCGATGCGGGAGTGCAGGCAGCAGAAGCTAACATTGCAAACAACAACAAGATAATCGACAAGTACGAAAAACTGAACGCCGAAAAGGACGGTGTCGGAAAAGGGAAAAAGGATAAGGGTGATGATAAGTCCGAAGAAAAGGATATCCCGAAAACCTCCGAACAGCTTCAGGCGGAGGAAAATGCATCGAAAAATCAGGCAGCGATGCGGGAGCAGGAGCGCACAGAACGAAAAGAAAAGGAGGATGTTCTCAAACAGCTGAACGTTCTCAAAGACGCACACGAAAAAGGCAAGCTGACCGATGAGCAGTATTTTTCGCAGATAGAGCCGATCATAAACGAAAACCGCAGCCTTTTCGATGATGAAGATCCTTCAAAATCCGATTTCTGGAAAGCTTTTAAGGAGCTCGAATCGCAGAATAAAAGCAAAAGCTCCGGAAGTACAAAAGACCCTGCACAGGAATCCGAGAGAAATGCTTCTTCGCTTATTGCAAAAGAGAAAAAACAGCTGAATGTAAAAAAATCTCTTGCGGAAGACGGCGAATACACCGATGCAGATTTCTATGACGATCTTGAAAAATTCGCCGAAGAAAAAATAGACCGCGATACAGAAGCCTATACCGATCTGATGAACGAGATCAAAATAGGCAGAAAGCAGATACGTGATAAAGCATCTGAGGAAGATAAGAAAAAAGCCAAACAGAGTGTCAAGAATCAGTTCGCTAAAAGAAAGGAAGAGCTTCAGGAGGCTGTTGACAACGGCAACAAGACCGAGCTTGAGATGTGGCAAGAGCTTGAAGATTTCCTCAATAGCAATAAATGGACAGAACTTGAAAAACTCTCCGATGAATATTCAAAAGCCGCAGATGATATTGGCAAGAACAAGAAAAAGGCCGAAAGCAAAGAAAAGAACAAAAAGCGCCAAAAAGATACGAAAGCCTTTACCAATGAATATGACAATCTCGCCGATCAGTACAAAAAGGGACTCATATCCGAGGAGGAATATCAGCAGAAACTTCTCGAATTAAGACAGAAATATGCGGATAAAAACATTGATATCTCCGAGCATATCGCCGAAAAAGAACAGGAAATCAATGAAAAACAGATCTCCGATATCAGGGATAAATATGACGATCTCGAAAAAGAAATTGATAAGCGTTCCGCCGATATTGCAAAGGATTCTCTCGGTTCGGGAAATCTTTACGAGGAAAAGGACGTTTCCGGCGGCGGAAAGAAAAAGGTTTTCACTGACCTTTCAAAGAAAAAGCAGAAAATCGAAAAGTATAAATCCGACCTTGAAAAGCTTCGGGAGACAAATATTCCGGAAGAACTTATGGACGAAATTCTCGCTATGGACTACGACGACCGCAGGGAGGTTATCTCGGAACTGCTTAAAATGACAGGTGCAAAACGGGATCTGTATTACAGCGATTACACTGCATTTCACGCCGCCGCAAAAGAAACCGCAGAGCTTGAATTCTCCGGTGAAAAAGAAAAAATCGACGAAGAACTTTCCGATATGACGGACAGCGCTCTCGCAAATACGGTTGATATGGCTGAAAAATACGGCAGGGATGCGGCGCTTGCTTATCTCGACGGATATAACAAAACTCTTCAGGAAAAAGGTTTTTCGGCTATTAACGGAAACTTTCTCAATTCATACGGAACAGCGGAAAATTCCGCCGAAAAAAATATGAATATCAGCGTAAATATGCCGGAGGGTAAATTTATTTCGGCAGATACACCGATTCAGATAATTGTCGCAGGAAAGAATATTATTTCGGCAACTCTTGAACAGATGCTGACTCAGAAGGGTCTTTCCGGGCGGAATAATTACAATTTATAGGAGGCGCTTATGGCTGAAAAAATTCCGAACGGCGGAAGAAAAATTACGATAAACGGAACCGAAATCAACGTGCTTTCGGGATATAATCCTTCGTGGGAAAGAGAATATTCCGAGGGTGAAGGAAATTTTATCACCTGGGACGGGCGTATCAGAAAGGTTCTTGAAGGAATACGCTTCAGGCTGACTTTTTCAACCTACGGAATGTCTGCGGAAGAAATGCAGGAGCTTAATTCAGCACTTAAACCCGATTCCGAAACCGGGGAAATTACTCTTGAATGCGCTGAATTTTCCGGCGCTGTTTTCTGCGACAATTATTCAGCAGATGCACAGAGTTCAAATTTCTGCGGCGAATATTTCAGCGGAAGCATTTCGCTCACCGCATCAGAAGCCGAAAGAATCAACGGAGACGGCCTTTAGCATTGATATTTTTGTCGACGGATGCGTTATCGGCGCAAATTATTCGGGAATAAATATTTCACGCTCGATAAGCGGATTAGGCACCGGCGGACTGAGCATCACATCACTTTCATTTTCGGTTCCGAAAGAAGATTATGCGGTTTTAAGACCGGCAAAAAAAGCACCGCTTACCGCAGTCACAATAACCCGCAGTGACGGTGCTGTCGTCGCAGTTCCGTCATTTTACGCTGATTCAAGAATATGCAGTCAGGGAAAAATTCAGTTTACCTGCTATGACAGAATGGCTTTTGCCGACAGCATTTATTTCACTGAATCCGATCTCACAGATGTTCCCGAATTTGCGGCGGCTATTTCCGCAAAGACGGATAAAACCGATATTCCGTACATTTCCGCTTTGGCGCTTGTTACCGTAATCGCCCGGAAAATGGAAATTTATTTCAGCGGCGGTCTGGATGTCGGTGCAATAAAAGATATCGATGCAGAAGGTCTGCCGGGAACTTCCTGCGCTGACTGGCTTGAACAGTTCGCCGCAGTTCTTTGCGGATTTTTTTATATCTCGAACGATGACATACTTAAATTTGCAAGGTTCAACGAGGTCTGCGGCTATGTCGAAATGACTCCCGATTATACAACTCCCGACATCGGCGACACGCTTGTTGTCAGTGAACTTGTTATTTCAGGCGACAGCGGCAAAAGATACGAATATACCTATGACGAGGACCCGGGCGGCCTTACGCTTAATATTAACGGCGGTTCACTTGCGGACAGCACCACAAGTGCTTCACTTGCAAGGTCGGTTCTCGGAACGACGTACACTTACTGGAGCATTTCAAAAGCGGTTATCGGAAATATTCCGCCGGTTAATTCCTATTGCAGTCTTTACGATGATTCCGGCGACGATGTTTCTGTTTACTGCATTGCGAATAATATTTCGCTTTCGATAAGCAGGTCGGGAATTTTAGCGTCGCTTTCGGCAAACAGCGCAGGCGGCGGTGAGATAGGTCAGTTCTGCGGTAAAATTTCAAGACAGCTTGAAAATGCTGTGAAATTTAATCAGAGATTTGCAAAAAATCACGTAATTACACGCTATCAGGAATATTGGGAAGATAATGATGAGGAATGATTTATGGCAAAATACGGATATGATTACAGAGGCGCAGGCTTGCTGATTTTTGACGGAATCCAGCTTGACGGAAAGAAAATTGCATCATTCTATAGAACGGAATCGAACGGCAGAAAAGGCGTAACAGTTACATTTGCTGACGGAAATGTTTACACGTTTGACTGCGTTGAAAATTCCGGTATTTTTACTGATATAAAAGAATACTGGAACGGCGTTTTAATTAACGGAGGGGGTGTGTAAAATGTCTGTGCGTGATTTGTGTATGGGGCTTTTGCTTGGGGAGGACGGTCAGATCGTAAGAGAGGACGTTATTTTTCACGATATTCTTGAAAAAGGCGTTGTTTTCTGTACGCACGTTATCAACAATGAATTCAGTTTCAAAGTGGTCGGTTATTACTGGCTCCCCGGATATTCCGGAAGGCACAGTGATTTATACGAACAGGCTGTCACGCCTTCTTTTGAAGATACTTTTAACTGTGGAATACGAGAAGTTGACGGGAGTATTCAGACAAATCAGAGTGTTTCTTATTATTCAAGCAACATCGCACTTGAAATTCACTGTGTTGTATATAAAAATGATGTTCCGCTGTATTCTGTGAGACAATCTTGCGCTCATACTGGGTTTACAGAATGGATATTCCGTCACAGTCATTATAATGATGCTGAAAACGGTGATTTTTATTTTAAGCGGAGAGAAATTATCAGCATAGTTTCTGCTTCGGGTTCCGGGACTGTTGTAAGTCCGGTAACATTTACCAAGACTATTGATTCGCTTACCGGTACTTACGTAAACGGAAAATACACAGGCGGCGGTGGGTTTGCTCTGACATACATAATTCAGGATTACAGAACAGAATATGACAGCAGTACGCACAGATACAGTGTTGTACCGGACGGAAGTTCGAGAAGAGATACAAGTACTGTAGCGGCTAGTAATGGATTAAGATTATTGCCTGAAACATCAAATAATGCCGGACTTTACAGAACACATACAGACCTTGACACAGAAGAGTTGATCCCGGTATTTCAAGAGGTGGTTGATGCAATCCGTGAAGAAGCCGGAATTGATTCGTTCCCTGTAGAAATTATGGAAACGGAGTGATTTTATGAGCGTTGAAAAACTCGCAGTTATGGGAATTTCAGGCTGTGCAGGGGTCATTTTTACGCAGATTTTCGGGGAATGGAATGATTTTATACTTGCACTTCTGATTCTTATGACGATAGATTTTATTATGGGGCTTATCGTTGCAGGACTTTTCCGGAAGTCCACAAAAACGATAAGCGGCGGTTTATCCTCAAAAGAATGCGTCAAGGGAATTGCAAAAAAAGTCTGTGAATTTCTGCTTGTAGCGGCGGCGTATCAGGGCGACAGACTTCTCGGCGTGGATTACGCAAGGGCGTTTGTCATATCGGGATTATGCGCCGCCGAAATTATCTCAATTATGGAAAACGCAGGTGCTATGGAAATTCTTCCGGCATCTGTGCAGAAAGTTTTCAAAAAAATTATTGATGAATTAAACAAGAAAGGCGGAGAAAAATAATGACAATAAGAACTGTAACCGCTTCGGGAGTAACCGAAGTCAATTTTAACTCTGACGGCACAAAGCCCTATTTTTATTCATCGGAGAAATACTGCTGGATAAAGAATCTTTCGGATGCGGATATGTACGCTTCACTTGATTCAGCTTGTACCGCAGGGGCGGCAGGAACGGCGCTGATCTCAGCCGGAGAATGCGTTCTGATTGAAATTTCGCCGGCAAACAAGGTTTATATTTCCGGTTCGGGAAATGCCGAAATTCACACAAGAGATTCGGCAGAATGCCCTTTTAAGAAAACACAGAAAGGTGGTGATGTATTACCGAAGTACGCAGGCGGTTATTCGGGATTTATTGATATAAACCGAAATAATTCGGAAGATATGTATTCCCGACTGAACAGCCTTCCGTTTATCACGAATACCGGAGAAGATTTATCCCTTGAATTTTGTATGAAGGTTCTTTCCGGCAGAACTCACGCAGGAAGATATCTTGATTTTGACAACGGTACATTCGTTATTTCCGACGAATATTCTGACGGGCATTATTACCTTGAAATCAAATGCGGCGGCGAATGGAGACTGACCGAAAGCTCTCAGATTGAAATTCCGCAGGATGTTAATTTCACGCTGTCTGTTGTGATAGGTGCAGAAAATACGCAGAT